ATGAATCACATTGTTTTCGTAAATGGGGTATTGGTATTGATAGTTGTCAACTACGATTCCGCGATATTCATTTTGCCTGCTGGGCCATTCTTCTGGGTCCTCCCAGTCATCAGCGACCACAAGCGTCTCTCTCCCATCCACAGGGAGAGCGTTGACAATCAAGGCCTCATTGTCTTGGTACAGCTGTGCAATCAGTTTATGCATAAACATGGTTGAGTTCTGGTTGATGTTCGGGGAATAATTCCACATATAGTATTCTTTTTCAAATACCTCTTCGTTTCCCTGAAATGTTTTAATCTCGCAGCGCCCCATTGCATTTGCAATCATATCAACGCATATCCAAAAACAAAGTTCGCGGATTTGATATTCTTGAGCGGCCTCAAACAGCTCCCGGCATGTTACATCTACTATCTCCACCTTTCCCTTTTCTTTTTGAGCTCGGAAAAGCTTAAAAAAATCCAGCCCCAAATAACCACCGCCTTTCTATAGCCTGATCGCCCCGATTGGAGGGGCTGAAACGGGCATTCCGTCGCCTAAAACAGGCTCTATAACTACGCTGGCAACCAACGCCATAAACATATCTGTTTTTCGGCTTTTTCCTTCTATTTTGGCATAGATAAAATTTCCCGTGTCTACACCCTTATTTTTTGAGCTGCGCGTCCGCTTGGTGTTGTTCACCGCCCACCGTAAACATGGATTATCTCCCCAATGGAAAAGGCCGCGGTCGAAGCACTCCTGGATGACTGGCTCAATCATCATAATATCGGAAGGCCTAACCAGTTTTACATGATTTCGGTCATTGGCGTCAAATCCTATTTTTTTCATACTCTCAGACACCAGGGTCCAACGAAAATGATCCATCGCTAAACCCTTGATGTTATAAATCCCTGCCGCTTGCTGAATATAGGCAGCAAGTAAATCGGGGTGAATGCTAACGTCTTCGACAACCGTCACAAGCCCCTGTTTAGCCCAATCCTTCCAGGGGGCTTTCACCCGGCTGAGAGTTTTTGATTGAGCGCACAGCCATGCGTGATTAAGGTCGTAGCGTTCGGGCCCACGGCGGAAATGAAGGTTTACCGCCGCCCAGTCTGATAATTCGGCGTAGTCTATGCCAACAGTACAGGACCATCCTTTCATATTCGGCAGCTTCTGGTTGGTCAATTTTACCTTCTCGTAGTCTGTCACGCTAATCTCCTTTTGCCCTGCCCGTATTCCCATTCGCTTTGTTATGAAGTCGCCGTTCTGCTCTGGGTGTTCGCACCAATCCCGATATTCATCTTCAATCTCCTGGCGAAGGTGTGGAAGATAATAAAGGGAAGGGTTTGCCATATACCAATTTTCAGGATCATGCACCTGCTCTTTATTTTCCAGGCAGCAAATA